GTGATCGGGGCGAAAGATATTATTAGGGAGAGTCATGTATATAAGTATAGACATAGAAAGGTTTATTAAGGACGAAGCACATAGTTGCACATTAAGTCCTAGAGAGATGAATCGGCTAGGCACGATAAAAGAAGGGAAAAAAGGAAAATGTTCAAAGTCAAGAACAGAATTACTCTGAAAGAAGCTATGGAACAAGTCTCGAAACGCAACGTGCTAAAGGAAGCCGTTCTCTCTGATCCAGAAAAGGGACAGCCTTTTTGGGATGGAATGTGCGAAAAAGCTAAGAATCAGCTTTTCTTCCGAAAACTTATGAAACTGATGGAAACCGAAGGAACTCTACAAGGTGACGTAGATACTGAATCAGACGCAACAAACGCTTTGGGAGTAGTGTATGACCAAATCGTTATGGGCGTCGAGGAATATCACCCACTCGACTTTGCTAGGATTTTCAACACAACCAAATCTCAGCTTGTCGTTCCAATAGGCACACACGGCATAGCAACCAAAAGGGCGGCTGGCGGCGCTTTTGCGGCTGGCGAAAAAACCACAACTTTCGCAACCATAGACCTCGACGAGGAATATGGTCTAACGGTTTCATGGACGAAAGCCCATCTTGAAGACGCAACATGGGACGTTCTAGCGGAACAGATGCAAGGCGCTGGCTACGGAATCCAGCACAAGGCGTGTGAACGACTCTTGAGGGAAGCTCAAGACATAGACGCCGCAAGTCTGGCTGGTGGGGCTTTTGTCACAATAGCCAGTAGAACAGCGATCACTTGGGCTGAATTCCTAGCTGTGCTGGCAAGAACTGATGTCGGAGGCGTTGGCATGGCTGACTATTGTTTGGTGAGTCCAGCGAGATATTGGCAACTTCTGGCTCTACCCGAATTCGTGTCCAGTCTCTACGCTGGAAGCGATGAGGTTATGAGAAGCGGAATTGCCAAATTGATGATGGGCGTAACCGTAATAAAAGTCAGCGACCTCGGCGACGCTGTTCAAGTCAAATACGATGGTGGCGCTGTAGCAAACCTCGTCAAAGATGAAGCATTCACCAACGGTGGAGAAGGTGGAGGGACTGGCGTTGGCTTTATTGGAGGCGATGCTTGCATAAGCGGCACTTTCGGTGGAACGAACAAAGTTGGACTGGCAACCCTTATCGTCACTTCTGGAACAATCCTCGACAACGACGTTTTGACTGGATCAACGTCGGGCGCAACAATCGTCGTGGATGGCACAATCAACAACTGGGCAGACATAATCGCTGTCAACAAGAAAAAGGCTCTTGCGTTGGTGTATAGACGCAATATCGAAGTTGAGCCTCAAGAGAAGCCAGACGAGAACTGGTATGGCTTCGTAGCTTCAATCAGAGCAAAAGCAGATGCACTAGTCAATTCGGCAATAGCCATAGGACTAGCTTCGGCTTAAGCCACAGCTAGAGGGCTTTCTTTGCTAACTCTAGCAATTCTCTCTTTTTTGACCAAAAAGTTTTTTAGGGACTACTCTCAATATTAAGGTATGTCAAGAGTTCAACAGTTAGTAAATGAGATGTTGCAACGTGAACGGTTTTGGTTTCATGTAGCTAGAGAAGCATGTGAGAAAGTTGAAAAGGCGAAAAGGACGAGATAGACCTTACTCAAACGTGATTCAAGAACACCATATCAGTTATTGCGCCTCACATATCTTAAATCCAGACAAATTCCCGTGTAAGGGCTGTCCTAACAGAAATAAAACGATAGGTTGTTGGATAGTTAGAGTTTTTAAAGGAGAACATTGGATTTTGACTCAAATGAGCCGTTTTACACAAAAAAAGGTTAGTAAAGGCTTCTTAACGGCTATAAACCAATTTCTCGAAGAAAATAAAGGTCGGGCTACAGAAATATGATAGAAATTATTCCATATTTCAGACAAATCACTCGATTTGAACCAATTCCAGAACAAATTGAATTAGAATTGGCTCTCACAGACGTAGAAATCAAAAACTTAGCCGTTTCTGCTGGAAGGGGATTCTCAAAAACCATGTGTTCGGCTCTAAGTGTCCTATGGTTTGCAGACGAATATTCAACAAAGATAGGTCGTCCACTCGAAATGTTGTTAGTAAGTTCTCAGAAAAGGCTCTATTGGCACTTAAACAATTTCTTCCGTGACAACCCTCATCTCTCAGAGAATCTACGACAGAAGGGTATGTTTCAAGAAATTCCCGTTGACGGTTTTGAATTCGCCCATAACAACTCTATTGTTGATACAGCCCTTCCAACTTCTAAAAGCGTTAGGTCTCACAGAGCCGATGTAGTTGTTATAGATGAATGTGCGGAAGTTCCTAGAGAAATCATTAAGACGGCTATGGGCTGTCTCACGGGCGATATTTGCAAACTTGTCTTAATTTCGACTTGTCATAAATCGGGGTTCTTCACAGACGTTGTGTCTGAGCCAGAAGAACGAGGCTTCAAATTGCTAACTTATAGCTCAGAAGTATGTTCATGGCAAAATGAAGCCAATAAAAGACTTAAAGCAACTTTGACATCAGCCGAATATGCAATAGAAGTTTTGGGGAGAATACCAACAAAAGCCGAAAGAACCTTCTTTCCGTCTAAACACCTAGAACAATGCTTCTTTCAAGATTTACAGCCCGAAGGAGGCATAAGAGAAGCTGGACTCGACTTCGGAGATGTAGTCGGCAAAAACGTCCTTACGATAACTGAAAAACTAGGAATACGCCGAAAAGTATTGTTCCAACAAAAATATCCAATTATCGAAGAACGTATGAAAGACGTTCAAGAAGTCTTAGAACGATTCAACGTCGTTGTGGTCAAAGCCGATCCGAAACCCACAGAGTATAAAGACTTCATAGGAGACAAGATCGGGTCTATTCCAGTAACATATGTTGACCCTCAATATCACAAAAAAGCGATGTTGGGTCAACTACAGCGCCACGTTCAGCGCCACACGATTTCAATAGACATTAAAGAAGTGGAATTGAGAAAACAGCTAGAACGATACCATCTCCACAAAAGAAGTGGCGACGACAGAGTTGACAGTCTAGCATTCAGCATTTACGAGTTCAAATTTCCAACAAAGCCAGAAGTGAGAGTGTTTCTATGACCACAACCCTTAAATATCACGCTGTCATTAGACTAGGTAAGGGCTAGCCCAAAGAGGTTGCGATATGAGCTTAAAAGAATCGTTTGAATGGGTAAATCCGAAAGATTTGCCTAAAGAACGGCTACTTAAAGTCGTTTGCAAGACGCCACAGACTACAATTCACCCTAGAGATCCAAAATACAAGAAACGAGTCTTTAAAGTCGAAGAATTGATTCAAAACGGTAGAAGCCTCATTGGAACTAGAGTCGGATACAACCATCAAGGCGTAATAATGGATTCTATGGTTGTAGATTCAGAATTCAACTTGAAAGAATCACAACTCGAAGGACTACTTTATGTTCCTCTCTCCATAATCAGAAAAGTTAGAGACCACTTAATAGAACAAGCCAGCGTAGAATTTCAATGGAGAGCCGAAAAAGAAACAGACGAAGGAACAGAATTTGAAGGTCTCCACATCTTCCGCATAGACCTCTTAGAAGGCAAAAAAGCTGGCGATCATTCAGCCGACGTAGAAACTCTTTTAGAAGGCATAGAACCAGTTGAACGTCAAGGACTCTTTTTAATGGAGATGGTCGGTAGTCCAGTCTTAGGCGAACCTATGGATAGATTCGAGAATTGGGACGCATGTATGGCATGGGCTAAAGGCGAACCATCCATTAAAGACCCAGAAGCCTATTGTGGAAGCCTAAAAGCCAAAGAGAAGAAAAAAGAGGAATCTATTGAAACCCCAGAGAAGCCAGCAAAACCCGTTCCAGTAGTTGCGCCAGTAGTCGAGCCAGCTACAGAACCAACAGTCAAAGAGCTTAAAGAGTCTTTGAAACGAGTTCTTGACGAGAATAAAGCTCTTAAAGAGAGTAGAGACAAAGCGGTAGAAGACGCCCGAAAAGAAATAAAAACGAGCCTCGTCGAGAAAGTCTCAGACGTTATTCCACAAAACGTGATTGTGAGACAAAGCTCGGCTGGCATGGTTCGTTTGATCCAAGATGTGAGGCGTGTTCTCCGTGAAGTGGCAAAAGAAACTTAGAGAAGCCGTTTTCGGCGTCCCCGACCCTCTTAGAATTAAGGAAGGGGAAATTCTCATTCATACTGTAAAACAAAGTTATGGTGTTAGACCATCAGTAACATTCTCAAATCAAACAGTAGTTTATGAGAACGATGCTTTAGTTCGTCAAGCATGTATCAGACAAGCATGCGAATTAATGGGCGCTGGATTCTTCACTCAAGTAAATCCAGAGTATAAGAAACGGTTGCCTAGTCCCATAGAAGGAATTGAGGATTGGGACGCAAAAGAAGCCATAGACTATTACAACACAGTAAATAACATAGACGAGTTGCTTCAAACCGTTTCGATAGAAATGGTTGCCTACGGAAATAGCTTTCTTCTCATAAGTGACGGTCTTAGACCTATTCCACTAGATACTATTGAAAGCCTCAAAAGACGAACAAAAAAGACTCCAATAGAAAAAGAATATAAAATTCAAACAACCATGACATCTGGATATAAAACACTAGATTGGGGAACTTTTGTTCATTTTCGTTCTAACGTCACAACTAGAAGCGCGCCTTTTGGAGAAGGAATAATAGCTGGATTACTGACAGCATACGCGGAAGGCTACCCCAGCCCTTTAGAGCTTCGACATGCAACTCGTAAAGCCATGAAAAAAGGCTTCGAGAAATTCAGTTTCGGCAACGAACTATGGTGTTTTCCAGAAGCCAGCGATCCAACAATAAAGAAACTCAATGACGACGTAAAAAAAATGCCAGACACGGGCGAAAGAGTAGTCACCAACTCAAAAGGCGCTGATATCAAAATAGCTGTTCCACAACGAACCACTTCTTATGATGAATGGCTTAAAACCACGTTAACCGAATTTAACAGTCTCCTAGAAGACCCAGCCCTCAAAATTCATACTGAGACTATTTTTGCGAAAGCTACAGCCGAAGAAGAAGCAAAACTGTTTCAGAAAAGCATTTTAGCCAAACAACGAATCATTAAAAGAGCTATGGAAGCTCTTTGGTTTAAAACTCTTACAGAATGGGGTTTTGACGCATATAAAGCTAAAGTTCGATTAAATTTTGGAGTCCCAGAAATTCCAGAATATAAAATCGAAGACATTCTTAAAGCCGCCGAAACACTTATAGAGGGGAAGCCACTAATATCATGGGAGGAAGCCCGACAGATGTTACGAGAATCGCGCTGGAAAATCGTAGAGGGAGAATCAAAGTCGGTAAAGAAACAACCCGAATCCACAGAGAAGGAGGGAAATTAAACCATGTTGGACTTTCATAAAATATTGGCGAAAAACGGCAACCCAACAGCAAAAGAGAACAACAACAAACGAAAGCCCATAGTTGATATAATTGTGGATTCACTCATAGTAGCTGGCATGGTCGGCGTCGGTGTTTATGATCCGACTTTATCCCTAGCTATTCAAGCTGGCGTAGTAGTCAAAACCTTCCTAGTAGCTCTGTTCGGGCAACTCATCTACGAAAGAAAAATAAAGAAGGCTGAGTAGCCATGTCATACGAAGGATATTGTGATATTGCTTCGATAAAGCCTAGAGTTCTTATCGAAGATACTGATGAAACATACGACGACGCCCTAGAAACGGCTGGGACAGAAGCCAGTCGTATGATAGATGAAAAACTTCGTCCATACAAGTCTATAGCTGGGACAGAAGAAACAAAAGAACCTTTCGTCTTTGCAACCATTCCTTTGACAGCAGAAATCATTCCAGACATCATAGCCGAAATATGCGCTGACTTAGCGGCTGGATGCTTCAAAAGACGACATAGACCACAAGAATTTAATGCTGGATGGTTCAATCAAGGACTCACAAAACTTCAAGACTTCATTAACGGCAACTGGCATAAAGGCGCTTTTGGATTCACAGAATCAGAATCCGAAGAAGAAGAAGCTGGGGAAGAAAGTTGGGAAGAACAACTTTTCAATATTATAGCGGCGATTAAAGGGACTGGATGGACTAATGAGACTCTAGTTAAAATCGTTGCTGACATAGCCGTTGCCGACGCTATCATAGATGCTATTAAAGCCAAAACCGACACTATTGTCTGGGAAAATATAACAACTATTGATTCACTCATAGATGCCATAAAAGCTGAGACTGACAAAATACGTCATGTGTTTTTTGATGCCAGATATGCTATGACCCCAACTGTTGATTCGGTTGCTTCTTCGAGTGAAACAAGTTTAACGGCTGGCTCTATAACCGTCACGTTTCCGATAGGTTCTAGTAGAAATAGAGCTTATGTAGTTGCTACGTTGCATGTAGCTAACAAAAGTGATGCGACTCACAAAATAGGTCTCACTCTACAGAAACAGAAAGACGCTGAAGGATATGCTGATATAGTTGACTTGACAGCAAATCCTCCAATAAGTCTAGTGGAAGTTGATGGGTCTATGGCTACTTTCGTTATAATCTGTGACGTTACATCTCTCATAGACAATTCTGGAAGCACATATTATTTCAAATGGTTAGTTGACAGCAGTAATGCTGGGGCTGTGAATTATACAAGCAATTTCGTATTAGTCATTGAGTTTTGTATGCACGTTGAATAGGTGATTCTATGCCTCAATATAGCTGCAAAATTTCTTCAAATCAATCTTTAGAATACATCCATAAAACGTGGGGTTCACAACAAAGTGGATACATAGTAAAAGTATGGTTCTATGACTCTGGACGAGGGGTTGATGATGGTTCAATCGTATTATGTGATGATTCTTCTCTTGTGCTTCTAATTGGTGTTTCAGAGGACTCATCACCAAATCCAGCTAATTATTTTTATCGTGTTGGGTCTAACTATTACGATACTGGAATTGCTAGGTCTGTTGGATGGCATGAAATCAAGTTTGATTACACCAATGGCACTATTTGTGTTGGATACATAGATGGCGAACAAATTTTTAGTGTTGGAGACCCAGACACTTTTAACAGACTGTTTTTAGGTAACTTATGGGGCGATGCTAACGGTATAGGCTACTTTGACGATGTTGATATTGGAGAGTTGCTTTCTGATGATTTTGAAACTTGTAACTTAGCTGGCTGGAGTGTTGGCGGCGGAACTCCAGAATGTAGTAACGACCAAAATCATACACCGTCGG